ATGCGGCGAGGTTCATTTTCGGGTCCGATCCGGATGAGGTTGTCTGGCATGAAGGCTGGGTGACGATCGATGAAGAAGTGGATCCTGAGCCTGAGGATGAAGAGCCTGAGACCGGAAGCGGTTATACCGGCGGCGCCATTATGCAGGGGACAAGGAATAAGACACTTTCCCATTTCGCAGGACGGGCGCTGAAGAGGTTCGGAGAGACGGAAAAGGCAAAGCAGGTGTTCCTGGATGAAGCGGCGAAGTGTGATCCGCCTTTGGAGAATGAAGAACTGAAGACCATCTGGTATTCGGCGTTGAAGTTCTACAGGAACAAGGTGAAGACTCAGCCGGGATATGTGCAGCCGGATGAATATAACGAAGATTTTAAGGCGGGCTGCTTAAAGCCGGAGGATTATTCGGATATCGGCCAGGCGAAGATGCTGACAAAGGAATACGGCGAAGAACTCAGGTATTCGGATGCGACGGATTATCTCAGGTATGACGGCGACGCCTGGATCGAAGAGAGACAGCTTGCGGTCGGTGCTATGGAAGAGTTCCTGGATCTGCAGCTTGCGGATGCACTGGAATATGTGGAGACCGCCAAGAAGGCACTATTGGCAGCAGGCGTGGATGAAGCGGCGATCAAGGCAGGCGGCAAGACGCTTGAAAAGGCGGTGGATACCGACAACCTGAAGCTTCTGTTCATGCTGATGGGCGCGAAGACTTATCTGGCGTTCGTCATGAAGAGACGGGATTACAAATATGTTGTGTCCGCCCTGAATGCGGCGAAGCCGATGCTGGCGGTGAGCGTGTCTGATCTGGATAAGGATGAAAACCTGCTCAATACGCCGTATGCGACATATGACCTGTCAAAAGGCATCGCAGGCGAGCAGCCGCATAACCCGGAAGACCTGATCACGAAGATCACGAATGTTTCTCCGTCAGATGATGGGAAGGAACTGTGGGATCAGTGCCTGGAACTGTTTTTCGGCGGGGATACGGAACTGATCGAGTATGTGCAGATGGTCGTTGGAATGGCGGCGGTCGGCAAGGTTTATCAGGAACATCTCATTATCGCTTACGGTAACGGGGCCAACGGCAAGTCCACGTTCTGGAACACGATCTCACGGGTGCTTGGCACCTACAGCGGCAAGCTGTCGGCGGAGACCTTGACGGTCGGATGCAAGAGGAATGTGAAGCCGGAAATGGCGGAGCTTAAGGGTAAGCGTCTGATCATCGCTTCCGAGATGGAAGAAGGAATGAGGCTCAATACCGCGGTGGTGAAGCAGCTTTGCTCTACGGATGAGATTTTCGCTGAAAAGAAGTACAAGGCGCCGTTTGCATTCGTTCCGAGCCACACGCTGGTCCTTTATACCAACCATCTTCCTAAGGTCGGGGCTAATGATGACGGTATCTGGCGCAGGCTGATCGTAATCCCCTTCAATGCGAAGATCGTCGGTGACAGCGACATCAAGAATTATGCGGATTTCCTTTATGAGAAGGCCGGCGGCTACATCCTGAAGTGGGTGATCGAAGGCGCGAAGAAGGCGATTGATGCAGGGTTCAAGACCAGGCTTCCGAAGTGCGTACAGGATGCGATCAACGCATACCGCGAAGAGAACGACTGGCTGGGGCATTTTATCAGCGAGTGCTGTGACGTGGATGCTTCCTATACGGAAAAGTCCGGGGAGTTGTATCAGGCATACAGGGCATACGCTGTCCAGAACGGCGAGTTTACGAGACAAAACGGTGATTTTAATTCCGCTCTGGAAAATGCAGGGTTCAGCAAGCGTAAGACCAAGAAAGGCGCATTTTTCTATGGTTTGAAGCTCAAAGAGGGTCAGGATTTCCTGTAAGGGTGACGGTCGGTGACAGGTTATTCTAAAACCCCGTATAGGCGATTTTTAAGGCTGAGAGTCCTTATATAGAGGGTTTATGAAATGCCTGTCACCACCTGTCACCGGTAGTGTGATGGAGGATTGGCAATGAGGGAAAAAACCATAGAACGGAGACTTGTGCAAGAGGTTAAGAGGCGCGGCGGCATCTGTCCTAAGTGGGTGTCGCCGGGATTTGACGGGGTGCCGGACAGATTAGTCTTCCTGCCGGGTAAGCATTTCGGATTAGTGGAAGTGAAGGCACCTGGCGAGAGGCCGAGAGCCTTGCAGGTTTCGAGACATAGATTATTGGAAAAACTGGGATTCCACACATACATACTTGATGGGATCGAGCAAATCGGAGGGATTTTAGATGAGATACAAGCCACATGAATATCAGAAATATGCGATCGAGTTCATAAAGAGGAATCCGATCGCCGCAATACTGCTTGATATGGGTATGGGTAAGACGAGCATTGTGTTATCCGCGCTGAATGAGCTGATGTATGACAGTTTTGAGGTAGCGAAGGTTCTGATCATAGCGCCGCTGAGGGTCGCAAGAAATACATGGTCCGATGAGATCAAAAAGTGGGATCACCTGAACGGTATCCGGTATTCCATAGCGGTCGGAACGGCTGCGGAGAGGCTGGTGGCATTAAAGGCGGATGCGGATATCTACATTATCAACCGTGAGAATGTCCCCTGGCTGATCGAGGAAAGCGGCCTGCCGTTTGATTATGACATGGTGGTCGTGGACGAACTTTCTTCCTTTAAGAACTGGCAGGCGAAGAGGTTCAAGGCGCTTATGAAGGTAAGACCGAAGATCCGGCGCATTGTAGGGCTGACTGGAACACCTTCTTCAAACGGTTTGATGGATTTATTCGCGGAGTTCAAGGTTCTGGACATGGGAGAACGCCTTGGAAGGTTTATCAGCCAGTACAGGGTCAACTATTTCAAGCCTGACAGGGTGAACGGTCCGATCGTGTATTCCTATAAGCTTCTGCCGGGTGCTGAAGAGAGGATTTACGACAAGATCTCCGATATCACCATTTCCATGAAAGCGACGGACTATTTGGATATGCCGGAGCTTCTGAGTACGGAATACAGGGTCTATCTGGATGAAGATGAGCGTGAAAAGTACGAGGAAATGAAGGATGAGCTGGTTTTACAGCTTCCGGGAGGCGAGATCACGGCTGCGAACGCTGCTTCCTTATCCGGGAAGCTGTGTCAGCTGTCTAACGGGGCTATTTATGATGACGATGGTTCCGTGAATGCTTTCCATGAGAGAAAGCTGGATGCCTTGGAGGATCTGATCGAATCCGCAAACGGTAAGCCGATTCTGGTGGCGTATTGGTTCAAACATGACCTTGCAAGGATCATCGAGAGGCTGAATAAGCTGAAGGTCGTTTATGAGAAGCTGGATTCCGACAAGAGTATTGAAAAGTGGAATGCAAAAGAGCTTCAGGTCGGTTTGATACATCCCGCTTCCGCTGGTCACGGGCTGAACCTGCAATCAGGCGGAAATGTGATTGTATGGTTCGGTATCACATGGAGTCTGGAACTGTATCAGCAGACGATAGCCAGATTATGGCGTCAGGGTCAGACTTCCGGGACAGTTACCGTGATCCATATCATTACTGCCGGTACCGTGGATGAAAGAATCCTGAAGGTGCTGGAAATGAAAGACCATACGCAGTCGGCACTGATCGATGCCGTGAAAGCGGAGGTAAGTGCCTATGGCGGGAAATAAGAATCTGGCTGAGGATCCGTATGAGAGACTTGCCAACGCGATCATCCTTCAGGCGGTCACGGATTACAGGGTGGCGCTGAAGAAGATAAAGGCGCATCCGAGGAACAGGGATGCCATAAATGAGGCTTTGGAGATCGAGAGGTTTTTCCGTTCCGGCTGGTACAGCCAATTAACATCCGTGGACGGGGAGTACCTGATCCGGAGGCTTCAGGAAGAAGTGAGACAATCAGAGTCGATCCGAGGGAAGAAAAATAAACCCGATCGGAGGTAGTTTATGAACAGACATCAACAGGAAGCCAAGAAATATTTATCACAGGCTTTTGGATTAAACCAGAGGATAGAGAGCAAGCTGGGGCAGATTGAGGATCTTCATGACCTGGCGACGAAGGCGACCATGACATATTCGGATATGCCGAGAAATCCAAACAAGGGTCATTCCCGTTTGGAGGACGCCGTGATCCAGATCATCGAACTGGAAACGGAGATCAACCAAGACATGATAAAACTGGTGGAACTGAAGAAGGATATCATCCGCAGGATAAAGGCTGTGGAGAGTACGGAGCTTCAGACGATATTGGAACTTAGGTACCTGTCCTATATGAGATGGGAAGAGATCGCTATCGAGCTTGGGTACGGTATCGACAATGTATTCCGCTTACACCGGAATGCGCTGGATGAAATCAAGATTCCGGAAACAATACAGTAAAATCAAGTTCGATACAGTAAGCCTATGTGATATTGTTAAGATGGCAAAAGTGAAAGATGAGGAAGCCGTTGCGGAGGAAAAACCGTGGCGGCTTTTTCTATGGGAAGGAAGGTGGACAGATGCCGAGGAAACCGAAGAAGCCGTGCGCTTATCCGGGCTGTCCCAACCTGACGGATGGGAGGTACTGCCCGGAACACCAAGCACAAGTGAACCGTGAGTATGAAAAGTATGGGCGTGATCCCCGGACAAAGAGGCGTTACGGGAGAGCGTGGAAAAGGATCCGTGACAAGTATGCTGCGGAGCATCCGTTCTGTGAACTGTGCTTCGAGCGTGGAGTGATAGTACCTACGGAAGAGATCCATCATAAGAAGCCGCTGAGTGAAGGTGGCACGCACGATAGGAGCAACCTGATCGCGCTGTGCAAGTCGTGTCACTCACGCATACACGCGGAGCGGGGAGACCGGTGGGGAAAGAGACCGGAGGGGGAGTGAAAATCCCCGCGCGTATATTCTCCAGGGAACGGCGCGGGGGTCACACGCACAAAAAGAAGAAATCAAACGGGGTATTAACCCCTGCAGGGAATTGAGGTGAAGGAAGATGGCCAAAGACGGGACTATGCGCGGGGGCGCAAGGGTCGGTTCCGGCAGGAAATCAAAAGCCCTGGCGGAAAAGATCGACAGCGGGCTTGCGGCAACGGTCATTGACCTTCCGGAGCCTGAGGACATAACCGGCGAGGATGTGCCGCCGGTGAAGGATTTTCTGAAAGCTGCTCAGAAAAGCGGCATTGACCTTTGCGCAGAGGATGTGTTCAAAAGCACTTTCCTCTGGCTGAAGGAAAGAGGGTGCGACCGGCTGGTGAACACTCAACTGATCGAACAGTACGCGATGTCGGTATCCAGATGGGTACAGTGCGAGACCTGCATATCGGAATACGGATTTCTGGCGAAGCATCCGACCACGGGGGCGGCGATAACTTCTCCGTATGTGACGATGAGCCAGAATTATCTGAAGCAGGTGAACCAGTGCTGGTACCAGATATATCAGATTGTGAAGGAAAACTGCTCTGTGGAGTATGGCGGTGCGAATCCGCACGATGACCTGATGGAGCATTTGTTATCGGCAAGGAAGAAATAGGAGGGTTTCGATGAAATATGTGAAGAAAAAGCTGTCGGAATTGAAGCCTTATGAGAACAATCCGAGGATCAATGATGAGGCGGTGGACGATGTTGTGGAGAGTATCAGGCAGTGTTCCTACATCGCGCCAATCGTCATTGACGAAGACGGGGTGATCCTGGCGGGGCATACAAGGTATAAGGCCCTGAAAAAGCTGGGATATAAGGAATGCGAGGTTGTGATTGCCTCCGATCTGACAGAGGAACAGAAAAAGAAATATCGTTTGTATGACAATAAGACCGCTGAAATGGCTTCCTGGGATCAGAAGAAGCTTTCCGCGGAATTATGCGATGTGGATTTTCAAGGATATGATTTCGGACAGCCTGAGACCGCGCTTCCTGATGATGAATCGGAAGAGACGGGTCCTAAGACGATGACCTGTCCGTGCTGCGGGGAGGTGTTCGAGGTATGAAGCTACAGAAATTAAAGCTGGCTGAGATTGAGCCATACAAGAATAATCCGAGAAAAAACGATGATGCGGTGAATGCCGTTGCGGAAAGCATCCGGCAGTGCAGTTATATCACGCCGATCATCGTTGACGAAGATCATGTGATCATCGCAGGCCATACCAGATACAAGGCTCTGGTCGCTCTTGGGATGGATGATGTGGAATGCCTGATCTGTGACGGGTTGACCGAGGAACAGAAGAAGAAATACCGGTTCCTGGATAACAAGACCGGGGAAAAGGCTACATGGGATCTCATGAAGTTGGAAGTCGAACTGGAAGGACTTGATCTGGAAGGGTTCGACTTTTTTGGTATGGCGGCTGACCTTCCGGTGGATGGAGACGGCAACGGTGGTTCTGAAAAGGAACTGACCGGTACCACGGAAATAGATGCGGAGGTGTTTGGGGATGAAGAGTTCAAATACGAATGCCCGAACTGCGGTTTTCGGTTCAACTGAGTTTCCGTGGAAGTGGAGCCTTGCTGAGTTGGAGAAAAGACCAAAGCACGGCCATACCGTGTTTTCCTGCTTTTCCTGCGGCGGCGGTTCTTCGATGGGATACAAGCTGGCGGGATATGATGTTGTAGGGAAC